CATGCACCAAGAATCTGAAAAGCTTATTGGTCGTCAGGCACAAGAAGTAGGTGAGGTACGCAAGTTAGCTGACTCTCTGATTAAGCAACAACTCGAAAAGAAGCACGACGCACCACAGCCAAGTCCAGCACAAGAGATTGATTGGTATGAAGATCCTGAAAAGGCAGTTAATCGGGCAGTAGAGAATAATCCAATTTTAAAGCAGTTGCAGGAGAATCAGTTACGACAGATTCAAATGAACAACCGAGCAATGTTGGAGCAGTCTCATCCTGATTTTATGAGTATCGTGCAATCTGAAGACTTCACTAATTGGGTCAAGGAATCACGAATCCGTATTCAACTATTAGCAAACGCTGAGAATTATGATCTTGATTCAGCACTGGAATTACTTGGAAACTACAAGTCTACTCGTAATTTAAAACAGCAGAACACACAAGCTGCTGACCAGTCTCTGAAGAAAGCTGATGATGAAGGTAGAGCAAAATCGTTGAAGGCTGCTAGTGTCCAACAAGGAGGCACTGGAGAATCTAGTAAACCCATATATCGTCGTGCGGATCTTATTCGCTTGAAGATGCAAGACCCAGCTCGTTATGAATCGCTGGCAGATGACATATTAGCTGCCTACGCTGAAGGACGAGTTAGGTAATTTTAATTTAATAATTTAGGAGATTTAAAAATGGCAACAGCAGCTTATCCTGGTGGTTCAGGTTCAATCGTAGCAAAGACACAAGCAGACAAGTTTATTCCAGAAATTTGGAGTGACGAAGTAGTAGCTGCTTATAAGAAAAACTTGGTTCTCGCTAACCTCGTAAACAAGATGACCATGAAGGGCAAGAAAGGTGACACGCTTCACATTCCTAAGCCAACTCGTGGTGTAGCAACTGCTAAGGCAGCTAACACAACTGTAACAATCCAAGCTGATACCGAGACTGAAGTTCTGGTTTCTGTAGACCAGCACTTTGAGTACTCACGTTTCATTGAGGACATCGTTGAAGTTCAAGCTCTTGCATCACTCCGTCGCTTCTACACAGAAGATGCTGGCTATGCATTGGCTAAGAAGATTGACGACACCTTGTTCCAATTAGGTAAGTCTTTCGGTAACGGTGACGCTTCTGACTGGACACACAGCACCAGCTATTACATCGACACTTCTACTGGTCTCACAGCTTACGCTGAAGACACTGTAGTTGCTGCTGACGTATTCACTGACGCTGGCTTCCGTGCCTTGATCAAGCTCATGGACGATGCTGATACCCCAATGGATGGTCGTTTCTTCGCTGTTCCTCCATCACTTCGTGCAGCTATCATGGGTATTGATCGTTACAACAGCTCTGATTTCGTTGATGGTCGTGGTGTAAACAACGGTCAGATCGGTCAGCTCTATGGTATCGACATCTATGTAACAAGCAACTGCCCAATCATTGAAACTGACGCTAACAACAGCGTTGGTGGCGATGTTAAAGCAGCTATCTTGGCTCATCGTGATACAATGGTATTGGCTGAGCAGATGTCTGTACGTAGCCAAACTCAGTACAAACAAGAGTACTTGTCTACTCTGTACACTGCTGACACCCTCTACGGTGTTAAAGTAGTACGTCCTGAGACTGGCTTTGTATTAGCAGTTAACGGCTAATAGTAGTTCCTAAGACTCTCCAGCTTCGGCTGGGGAGTTTTCTTTAAGTGCATTCGCTGAGTGTATTTAAACAAATAAGGAGATAGACCTTGGCAATTTATCGTGGAGCAGGTGGTTCAGGCGATGCTACTCAAGACGCTGCAAGTGAAGTACTATTAGCACTGCAAGCTAAAGATGCTGCTATTGCTGCACAGGTAGCTGCAGAGGCAGCACAGGTTGCTGCACAAACTGCTGAAACAAACGCTGAGACAGCAGAAACCAATGCAGAGACTGCAGAGACTAACGCAGAGACTGCAGAAACCAACGCTGAGACTGCTCAAGCTGCTGCTGCAAGTTCTGCTAGTGCTGCTTCCACATCTGCTACAAACGCAGCTGCGTCAGCATCCACAGCCACTACTCAAGCTACTAACGCATCCTCTTCAGCATCTGCTGCATCTACCTCAGCAAGCAATGCTTCATCATCTGCTTCTAGTGCAACGTCTTCAGCATCTACTGCTACGACTCAAGCCACTAACGCAAGCACTTCAGCTACAAATGCGTCTACTTCTGCATCAGCAGCATCTACATCAGCGACTAATGCTTCTACCTCTGCAACACTAGCACAGAACTGGGCTACTAAAACTACAGGAACTGTTGATGGTTCTGAGTATTCTGCTAAATACTATGCAGCATTAGCATCTACTGCAATTCCAAATCCTATTTTATCTGTTATATTAAGAGCAGGTTCATCTGTGTCTGTTGTTATTTCAAACTATCTCTTGCCTATTACAAATAGAGCAGGAGGTACAGTTAATGTATCTATCGTTTAAGGAATATCATGGCAACTCGTTATCCTCTAGTTCTTAATGGAACACAAATTCAAGAAGTACAATCAGGTGATACTATAACTGGAGAAGTTTCTATTACAGGTGGCACTATCACTGGTATTACCGATTTAACAGTAGCAGATGGCGGTACAGGAGCTTCTACATTAACAGGCATTTTAAAAGGTAACGGCACATCTGCATTTACGGCAGCTACTGCTGGTACTGATTATGTAACTCCAACAGGAACAGAAACCCTTACTAATAAAACTTTAACTAATCCAACTCTTACAAACTACACAGAATCAATAGTAGCAATTGGTACAGTCGGTGCATCGCATACCCTAGTTTTAACGAATGGTACAGTACAGACTGCTACACTAACGGGATCAACACCTTGTACCTTTACTATGCCTACAGCAACTGCTGGAAAATCGTTTATTTTAAAACTTACACAATCAGCAGCAAACATGACAACTGCTACCTTTACTGGTGTTAAATTTTCTGGCGGAACAGCCCCAGTAATTACAGCCACAGCATCGGCTGTAGACCTCATCAGCTTTATAGCGGATGGTACTAATTGGTATGGTAGTGCTATTCAAAACCTTTCATAAGGAATCAGATAATGTTTGGTTCTAGGAATTTTTTATTTGCTAAGAGTGGTGCTCCTGTTTTTGCTGGCGGTAAATTATTTACTTGGGGGCTTGGTAATTTTGGGGCTCAGGGTCAAGGAGATACTACTTCTCGTTCATCTCCAACTCAAGTAGGGGCTTTAACTAATTGGGCACAAATTTCAATAGTCAATTCTGCTGTTGCAACAAAAACAGATGGCACTTTATGGTCGTGGGGAACTGACCTTAGTTCTGTTGGTATTTTGGGTTTAGGAAACACCACAACCTATTTATCACCTAAACAAATAGGTTCGTTAACTGATTGGAGTACACCATCATTAGGAAATGGTCAAGCAGCTTGCATTAAAACCGATGGAACGCTTTGGACATGGGGAAATAACGATAATGGTCAATTAGGTTTAGGAAATACTACAAATTATTCATCTCCAAAACAGGTGGGTTCTTTGACAAATTGGTCGGTAATAGGTTTTGGTGCTGCATTTTCTTGTGGCATTGACACTAGCGGTAAACTTTTTTCATGGGGCAGAAACAATAGTGGTCAATTAGGTTTAGGAAATACAACTTATTATTCTTCTCCTAAACAAGTTGGTACTGATACTAATTGGTCAAAATTAGCATCAACAGGAAGAAACTCTATGTTGTGTGTTAAAACCGATGGAACATTATGGGCATGGGGAGCTAATAATTACGGACAATTAGGTGTAGGAAATACAGTTAATCGTTCATCTCCTACTCAAGTCGGTGCTTTAACCACTTGGGCAACAGCAGCGCAATCTAACTACGGAGCTTTCTGTGTTAAAACCGATGGAACTTTATGGTCGTGGGGCGGTGGCTATGATGGTGGATTAGGAACTGGAAGCACAGTTAATCGTTCATCTCCTGTGCAAATTGGCTCATTAACGGATTGGGCTTTTCCAGTTGGTGGAACTGCTCTTGGAATTTGTATTAAAACTGACAAAACAATATGGTCATGGGGAAATAACAATAGCGGAAGATTGGGTCTTGGTGATACTACAAATCGTTCTTCTCCAGTACAAATTGGCAGCTTAACTTCTTGGATTTATAAGCCTACATCTTCTCACC